CGCCCGAGTCCAGCACCACGGAAATCGACACCACCGATTTGGAATCCGTGGCCAAGGAGTCCATCCCCGGGCTCAAAGACTACGGCACCATTACCGCGCAGCTGAAGTACGACCCCGCCCTTGCCCCGGTGAAGGACATCGAAGCCCTGGCTGAAAGCGGCGTCGTGCGCAACTGGCAGATCCGCTACTCCGACGGCAAGACCAAGAAAGCCTTCACCGCCTGGGTGAAGAGCTTCAACCCTTCCGCCGCCGTCGACGGCATCGTCAAGGGCCCGCTCACCCTGCGCATCACCGGCCCCGTCACCACCACCTACGTGTAGGAGCAACGGCACCATGGGCACCCTGAACAAAGAAGCCATTCTCGCGGCCCCGGATCTCAAGACCGAGCGCGTTACCGTCAAGGAATGGGGCGGCGAGGTCATTGTGAGCGAAATGGGCGGGCTTACCGCCGCCGAGTTCTACGAGGCCCTGTGGCCTGCGGGAAGCGACGAAGACACGATCAAGAGCATCGACGCCAACTTCATGGCCACGGCCATCATTCACAGCGTGGTGGATGAGCACGGCGCGCCCGTGTTCACCATGGCCGATCTTCCGCGCCTGGCCAGAAAGAAAGGCACGGCCCTGCGCAGCGTGTTCGCGGTGACGGACCGCCTGAACCTGCTGACCAACAAAGCACGCGAGGAAGCCGCAAAAAACTTGAGCGGCGAGGCGGCTGGCGAAGAGAGCTGCTCACCCTCGCCCGAAAGCTCGGCTTCCCTTCCGTCCGGCACCTCTGCCGCGAGCTGACCGCCTACGAAATAGGCGAGCACTTCGCGCTCGATGACCTGGAATTCAGGGAAGCGCACCCAGGGCTGGTGCCGAAAGATCCAAAGGACGTGGAAGCCGCGCTCGACCGCATGTTCGAGCTCCACAATCAGCAGCTGGAAGGCGAGGAGTAGCGCATGGGCATGATTAAGGCCTCCGCGCGCGTTGCCTCAGATCTGGATGCACAGTTCGCTGCAGCGCTCAAGAACATTGAGGGCGATGTGGATGCCGTGCTGCGTGAGGTAGCCCAAGAGGTTGGCTTCGAGGCCCGGCGCTCCGCAGCCTTTGAGGACTACAAAAGAACCCCCCGCGAGAGCAAGCACAGCCGAAAGAACCGTAGCCGGTCCGCCCGCAATTTGCGCAGCACCATCAAAATGGACGTTTCAAAGTTCGAGAACGGCGGTTACATCGTCACCGCCCGTGCTCCCCATGCCCATCTGGTGGAATTTGGCCACCTGCTGGTGCTCAAGGATAAAAACGGCATCGTGCGTGTCGCCGGGCATGTGCCCGCGCACCCCTTCCTGCGCCCAGCGCTCGATGCCGCCCGGGCGCGGCTCATCGCCAAGCTGCAAGCCATGAAGGGGGCGCGCAATGGGTAACGGCAAGATCAGCGGCGTCTACGTCGAACTTCGGTCCGACCCGCGCCAGCTCAAGGCCGACCTGGATAATGCCAAAAGCATGATTCACGCCGCCGCTGGTAACATGTCCGATGCCATGGGCGGGGCCATAGCTCCCGCCAGTCTCAAGAAAAACCTGTACAGCCTGGTTGATGATCTCTCGCAGCTCCAGCGTTCGTCAAAAACCGGGGCCGACTCGTTTAAGCACATCGGCTTCGCCGCGTCGGATCTGGGCGCACGGCTAAACCTGCCGGAAAAAGAATTTGCCAAGCTCCAGGCGCGCATGCTGCAAAATCAGGCCGCAGAGTCACAAATCAGCGCTCTTAAGCGCATTGCCCAGCAGGCCGGGCTGACGGCAGCGGAGGTGCGCAAGCTTGGACAGGGCATGGGCGTCAGCAATGAAAACATCGCCAAAGCCACTGGCGGTGGTTCCTCCCTCATGTCCACACTGCCTTTTGCCAGGTTTGGCGGCATGGTCGCTGGCGCTGTGTCTGGCGCTGCGCTGTACAGCGGGGGCAAGGCCGCTTTCGATGCCAGCATAGAAGCGCAGAAAATTGCATCCTCTTACAAGTCCATTGAGGGCAGCGCCGTTGGCGCGCGCCAGCAACTTTCCTTCCTGCGCGATGAATCGAATCGGCTGGGAACGCAGTTCCAGGAAAGCGCCGCAGCGGCAAAGGCCTTTTTCGCCGCTGGCAAGGGCACCTCCCTTGAGCCAGATATGCGTAATATCTACTCCGCAGTGACCGAGGCCGGAACCGCGCTGAATCTTTCCAAGGATGAACTCTCGGGAGTGTTCCTTGCGCTTGGCCAAATGATTTCCAAAGGCAAAGTACAGGCCGAGGAACTGCGCGGCCAGTTGGGCGAGCGCCTGCCCGGCGCTTTCGGCCTTGCGGCCAAGGCCATGGGCGTCACCACCGGCGAACTCGACAAGCTCCTTGAGACCGGGAAGGTCACAGCAGAAGACATGCTTCCAAAGCTGGCCGATGCCCTGCACAACAAGTTCGGCAAGGCGGCAAAAGAAGCTGCGGAAGGCGGCGCAAAGGCCGTAAACCGCATGAGCACCGAGTGGGAGGATCTGAAGGCCAACGTGTTGGATAACGGCACGATGATCTCCGGCATCAGGGGTGTCACCGGAGCCCTGAAAGACGCGAACGAACAATTACTACTACGCAAGATGATTGATTCGGGGATGCGTGGCGACATCCAGTCCATGGGTGATGACTACACCGTCAGTTTCACAGACAAGCAGATAAGGGCGTTCAAGGAATACGGCACCATCGTTGAGGAAGAGATTAACCGTGCCGAGCAGGCCAAGCAGCGCGCCGCGCGCGATGACTATGCCAGCATGGCGATGGAGCGAGCCATCGGCAAGGCCACAACCACAAGCAAATCATTCCTTTCCGACACCGACGCATCCAAGCTCCAGAAGATCAAGGATGAAAGCGCAGAGGCGGTCAAGGCCCAGGAAGAAGCGCGCTCAAAAGACCTGGAAAACGCCAGCCGCTACGATAAGCGCATTGTCCAGATCAAGGCGGAAACCTCGCGCAAGCTGGCAGAGGTCGGCAAATCTCAGGTAACCGCAAGCCGCACAGCCCTCGAATCCATGGCCGTAGACTTGGCCAAGGCCAACGATGTGTACGGTGACGGCGAAGGTGCGCTGGCTGCCCTGCAAAAGAAGCACGCCGAATACACCAGGACTCTTGGGGCAGCAAACCCCAAGGTGAAAGAATTCTCCGAACTCATCGCCTACGCCAATCAGCACATGGGCAAAACCCCTGCCGAGGTCGCCAAGGTCAACAATGCCCTGGAAGACCAAATCGACCTGCTGAATGAGGAAATGCACGTCCGGCAGTCCCTGGCCGGACTGTACGGCGACGACCGCGCCGATGAGCTATCCAGAATCAATGCCAGAGCCGCAGCCCAAAAAGCTTTCGATAAAGCAAAAAAAGATGGGGCGAATGAAACCACGGCGGCCCATGCCCGGCTGCTTACGCTCGTTAACGAAGAAGATAAAATCGCTGCTCGCAAAGACAACGCCTCCCGGTCCGTAGCTGTGAACTACAGCGGCGCGGCCTACGAAGCCGAGAAGCGCGACATTGCCGCAACGTACGAACTGGCCAGCAAGCACACCTCGGATCAAGAAGCCCTGGAGCGCGGCAAGAACGAGCGCCTGGCCGAGGTGGAAGAAAAACGCCTTCAAGCCACTGGCCGCGCCCAGGACGGCATGACCGCCGCCTTGCGCAAATACTCCCGCGAGGCCGGGAACGACGGCGCAAACATGTTCGACATGTGGACCACCAGCATCAAGGGCACCGAAGATGCGCTGGTGCAAATGGGCGCCACGGGGGAGATCAGCCTCACCAGCCTGTTTGCGACCATGCGTGCGGAGCTCATCCGCACCCAGATGGTGCGCCCAGCCATGAGCGCCTTTACTGGTGCCCTTGAAAACGGCTCGCTGTTCTCCGGCCTTGGCAATTTCTTCTCCGGAATCTTCCACGATGGCGGCACGGTGGGCGAAACATCCGCCCCGCAGCGCGCCGTTTCCCCCGCCTTGTTCGCAGGCGCACCGCGCTTTCATAACGGCCTCGCCTCCGATGAATACCCGGCAATCCTGCAAACGGGTGAGGACGTGATCTCGCGCCGCCAGAAGGCGCAAATGCGCAACGCTGCGGCCACCGCCTCCGCAAGCCCTGCCGCACCTGTCCAGGTGGTGGTGCAGAACTACACCGGCGCGCCGGTCAAAACGCAGGAAACAACCGGCGCTGGCGGCCAGCGGCAATTGCAGGTCATCGTGGGCGAAATGGTCAAAGGCGCTTTCGACGGGGGGCTTATGGATCGCACCATGAGCAAGAACTACGGCATTCAGCGCAGGGGGTTCTAGCATGGGCAACGCGCTCTGGCCTGTCACCCTCCCGCAGGTTCTCCTGGTGGAAGGGTTCTCTGCCTCGCCGCCGCAAAATTTCATTTCCACGCCCATGGAAGTTGGACCTCCCAAGCGCCGCCGGCGCGATGTGGCGGCAGCCTATCCCGTGGTGGGCACCATCATCGTGGACAGGCAGCAGCTTGGCATTCTGTGGACCTTCTACAGATCGGTGCTCAAGGACGGCAGCCTGCCCTTTGACTGGGTGGATCCCATGACCAGAAACGCCTGCACCTATCTTTTCAAGGAGCCGTTCAGCATCACCGCGCTTGCCCCGCGCTGGAAGGTCTCCATGGCCCTGGAGGCGCAGCCATGACCATGACCCCGGCCGCAATCGCGGCCATTCTGGCGCAAGAAACGGAAGAGGTCTTCCTTTCCTGCTGCAAGATCACGCACCCGACTCTGACGGACGCCATCCGCGTGGTCAACAGCAAGGTGAACCTTACGCATGGCGGCGAACTCTACACCGGCATGTATTTCACCGTGCGCCTGCCCAACGACTCGGAGGAAGGCGTGGCCACGGTCACTCTCACAATCCAGAACGTGGACAGGCTCATCGTGGAAGCTGTGCGCAACATGGCTGGCGGGGTTCCCCCGGTGGCCACATTCTTTGTGGTGCTGGCCAGCAGCCCAAACAGCATAGAGCTGGGCCCCTTTGAAGTGACCATGCGCGATATCAAGTACGACTTTCCGAACGTCACCGGCACCTGCACCTGGGAAGACCACCTGAATCAACGCTACCCGGCCCACTCGTTCACGCCCAACCGTTTTCCGGGGTTGTTCTGATGCTTGGCTGGGAAAGCAAATACGTGGGCCTGCCCTACCTTGAGGAAGGCCGCGAGGCGGACGGCTGCGACTGCTACGGCCTGGTGCGGCTGGTGCAGCTTCAGGAGCGCGGCATCGAAATGCCGGAGCTGGCGGAGCTTGCCTATCGCAAGGGCGTAAGCCCAGCCGAGCGCGCAAACCTGGGCGAAAAGATCAAGGCCTACGACGCGGCGGCAATAGGCTGGCAGCCCGTGCCCGGGGGCTGGCCCATCCTGCCCTTTGACGTGCTCTGGCTCAAGCATGGCGGGCCAATCCATTTCGGGGTGGCCGTAGACGCCAGCACCATGCTGCACGTTGAGGACGGCTGTGACGCATGCCTGGAGCGCCTGGACACCATCCGCTGGAAAAACCGCATCCTGGGGGTGTTCCGCCATGAATAGCAGCCCCGCAGCGCTCACCGGCGACTATCTGCCGCCCCCGGTGCTCTCCATCTGCCCGCACCCGCTTCAGGTTTCGGCGCAGGTTTCGCCCGCCCCGGCTGGAATGACCGTGGCCGAGATTCTGTATGAGCAGGGCTACGGCTATGTACTGCTGCCCTCTTGCCGCGCAAGCATCGTTGTGGAGCGGTTCGACGGCACGGCGCTGGAGCTTGCCAAGGCCGAGGCCTTCAGCTTCACGCCCTTGCCCGGCGATGTTGTCGGGGTGCGCGTGCTGCCCGGCAAGGGCGGAGGCGGCAAGAATCCCTTGCAGTCCATCGTTTCCGTGGCGTTCATCGTTGCCAGCATGTACGTCCCTGGCGCTTGGGCCATGTCGTGGCAGTTGGCCATGAATTCCATGGGCATGACCGTATCCACGGCCTTTGCAAGTGCCATGATCTCCGGCGCCATTGGCCTTGCGGGCATGGCTGTCGGCAGCTTTCTCGCCTCTCCCCCGACGAACGACATCCGCAGCGCTGGCGGCAGCGTCTTTGAGGCAGACAGCACCACCTACGCCATCACCGGCAGCCAGAACAAGATCAATCGTTACGGCGTAGTGCCGCAGCTTCTGGGCGGCACATACCGCGTGTACCCCTGCCACGGCGCAGAGCCCTACACCGAGATCGTCGGCGAGGATCAGTACCTGCGCCAGCTTTTCGCCATGTACGGCCCGGTGAAGGTCGAGGATATGCGCATAGGCGAGACCCCCCTCAGCAGCTATACCGATTACGAGATCGAGGTGCGCGAAGGCTGGGCCACAGACGCCCCGGTGACGCTCTACAGCAACGGCCAGGACGTGCATCAGGAGTCGGTGAACCTGGAGCTCAAGGCGTCCACGGGCTGGGTTACGCGCCGCACCAACGCCATGGCCGATGAGGTGATTTTCGACTTGGCTTTAACTCGCGGCCTGTACGTCATCGACCAGCGCAGCGGGGCAAAAGTTGCGGGGACAGTGCAGGTTGAGGTGCAATACTGCGCAGTTGGCGCAGCGGATTGGCTTCCCTGGCCGGTTATTCCCTCTGCATATGTCATGCGGGGCGTGTGGACGTTTTCCCAGGCGTATGCACCGGGAGATGTGGTCACCTGGGAGGGGACAACCTACCGCTGCATTGCAGCGCACACCAGCGCAAGCCGCGCCCAGGCCACCGCAAGTACAAGCACTGCCGGAACCTGGGCCGATACCTCCCTGTGGGTTGCAGGCAGCGTTTCGACCGGAACCGGCATCCTCACCATCAGCGGAAAGTACACCAGCGCCCACTATGAGAGCTTCCGGGCCGTGCTTGGCGGCGGGCAGTACGACATCCGCTGGCGCAGGGTCACCCCAGACAACACGGACGGCTACACCTACGACCTCACAAACATCATCGCCCTGCGCACCATCACCCACCGCAATCCCATCAGCAGCACCAGCGACTTGCCGCCCCTGTGCACAATAGCCCTGCGCATCAAGGCCAATGGACGCTTCAACGGCGTGATCGAGCAGTTCAATTTTTTGGCCACGGCCTATCTGCCCGTATGGAATCCGGCCACAAGCGCCTTTGTCATGCAGCCCAGCAACGTGCCTGCCTGGGCCTACGTCAACGTGCTGCGCGGCCCGGCCAACAAAAAGCCCGTGGCCGACAGCCTCATCGACATTCCCACCATGTTGGAATGGGCAGCCTTCACCGAAGCCAAGGGCCTGCACATCAACGCGCTGGTGGATGTGGAAACAACCACACGCGAACTGGGGCTCAAAATCGCCCGCGTGGGCCGCGCCAGCACCACCAAGCGCGACAACCTGTACAGCGTGGCCATCGACAACGAAAAGCCCGTGGCTGTCCAGGTGCTCACCCCGCGCAACTCCTGGGGGTTCGAGGGCACCATGCAACTGCCCGACCAGCCCCACGCCCTGCGCTGCCAGTTCAACGATGCCAGCGCTGGCTACCAGCAGAACGAGCGCATTGTGTACGCGCCCGGCTACAGCGAGGCCACGGCCAGCGTTTTTGAAGAGTTGCAGCTCTGGGGAGTAACAAACGCGGACGAAGCTTGGAGGTCCGGCCAGTTCCACATGGCCCAGGTGCGCCTGCGGCCGGAGGAATTCACGGCCTGGATGGACATAGAGCACCTGCGCTGTCGGCGCGGTTCGCGCATCCGCGTGGTGCACGATGTAGTGCTTCTGGGCTTGGGTCAGGGACGCATCAAGTCCGTTGATTATGTGCACCCAGAAACGGATCGCAGGGCCACTGCCTGCACCATCGACAGCACTGTGCCCATGGAAGCTGGCAAAAGCTACGCCGCAGGCATCCGCCTTTCCACCGGAACCCTGGTGACGGCTGCGGTGGCTACGGCTGCCGGGGAGTCCTCGCGCCTGGTGTTCGCCTCGCCCATTCTGGCCAGCGCCAGCCCGCAGGGCCGTGAGCTGCTCTATTTTTGCGAGGCGGGCAAAGAAGCCGAGGACATGATAATCACCAACATCGAAAAGGGAGACGACTTCACCGCCCGGCTCACTATGCGCCATTACGCCCCGGCGGTGCAGCAGGCGGATACGGGCGTTATCCCGCCCTTTGACTCCAAAATGACCCGGCCCATAGCCGTGGAGAGCGCACAGCCCGGCACGCCGGTCATCAGCAGCGTGGTGAGTGATGAACCTGTGCTGCTCACCCTGGCGGACGGGACCATGATCCCGCGCATTGTGGTGAGCTTTGCGCCCACAGCAGGCAATGCCCCAACCGACCGCTACCAGGTGCAGATCCGCGAGACCGCCGGAGCATGGCGCTACGCCCCGGACCTGGATAAGTCGGCCCGCGCGGCAACAATTCGGGATGTTGAAGAGGGGCATGCCTACGATATCCGCATCCGGTCCGTGTCGGCCAACGGCGCCACAAGCGGTTGGGCAACCGTGCTGGGGCATATCGTCATCGGCAAAACATCCCCGCCCTCTGATGTCGTAGGCCTCTCCGCAAACGACAATGGAACGAACTGCACCTTCATGTGGACAGCCTGCCAGGATGTTGATTTTGCAGGGCTGGAGCTGCGCTACTCGCCGGAAGTGGTGGCTCCAGATATTTTCGACTGGGCATCGGCCTGGCCCATCACCAAGTCCACGCGAGGGACGCTCATCACCAACAGCGCCTTGCCCCCCGGAAGATGGACCATAGGCGCTAAAAACGTGGACACAGGTGGCCGCTACTCACTCAATGCCGCCACCTGCAATGTGTCCATGGGCAACAGCAATACAATCATTGCCCAGGCGAAGCAGTCCCCGGCTTGGCCAGGCATCGCCACCAATATGGTCAGGCACCATACTGGCGTGCTCATCCCGCTTTCAACAAAGACGGCGGCGGAGCTTGGCTTGCGCGTGTTCACGGAGTTCGCGCCCGAACCTGTGGCTGTCTGCTCCTACGAATCACCTGAAATCGATTTGGGAACGGACGTGAGCGCGGCCCGCCTGTGGGCCACAGCAAAGGCCGTGCTTGGTCCCGGCGTCACCGGCTCAGCAGACCCTCACCTTGAGGTGGACTACCGCACAGCGGGCGGAGCGTACGGAGGCTGGCGTCCCTGGTCCATGGGCGTGGTCCCGGCGCGGTACGTCAAAATGCGCGTGGTCATGGACCCCACAACGGGAGCGGCCACCCTGAACGAATTTACCCCAACCGTAGACATCGAGCCCAAGGTAATGAGCTTTGGGCCTGTCGCTATCCCCGCAGGCGGTGGTGCTGTCGCGTTCCCTGAGCCTTTCTACGCAGCCCCCCGCGTGTATCCCCAGGCGCTTGGCGGGGCGCTGTACGCCGTGCCGTCCAGCATCACGCCCGCAGGCTGCACCGTCAACGTCTACAACTCAGCAGGAGCTAGCGCCGGGGGCACAGTCACCGGCGAGGCCCGGCTAGGCTAGGAGGATACATGAGCCCGACAAGCAAGCCCGTACTGCCGAATTACACCCAGAACGCAGCGGCCTACCCGACCAACATCGACGCGGCCATCAACGCCATGGCGGGGCCAGGATTTGCCTTCGCGCCCAGCGCCCAGGACACGCCGAACATGACCGTGCGCGTCGAGGCCGGGGCGGTCCTTAACGGAAGCACTCTGACGGAGATTTCGGCTCAGAGCACGGCCAGCATCGCAGCGCCCACAACCAACCCGCGCATAGACCGCGTGGTGTACGACAAACTGACCGGGGCCGTGTCCGTCGTCACCGGCACGCCTGCGGCCAGCCCCAGCGCTCCGGCCATCCCCACGGGCAAAATGCCTTGCGCACGGGTGCTGCTCAGCGTGGGGCAAACGGCCATCACCAACGCGGCCATCACCGACGAGCGCGTGGCCGGAAGCGGCGTCACCATCGACACAGACCCAGCAATGGCGGCGAACTCGGACACATTGGTGCCGAGCCAGAAGGCCGTGAAGACGGCCATTGTCGCGGCCACAGCAAGCCCAGCAGACGCGTTAGCCCGCGACATAGCCATGATGACCAGCATGATTGTGTGGCGTAACTCCGCCAAGGCCAGTGGGCCAATCCCGAGTGGATTTCTCAACACATTCCAGACAGATGAGTTGGCGACGAAGACCAACGCGACCTACGACGCCATGAACAAACTCTA